TATTTTTCCGATATCATAAAGGACATGAAAATCTAATGAAACCTATAACAAAATATAAAAAAGGTGATAAAGTAATATTAAATGGGGACCGTGATAAGTATAAATATTATGTAAATAATAATACTCATGAAACAATATGGAGTGAATCAAAAACACCTAGATGGATAGGGAAAAAAGTTACCATAAAATACTTGTTTCATTCCTTGACATTTGGTGGATATCTTTTTAGAATAGAAGAAAATGAAAATGTTATATTTCCCTTAACAGATGTAATAAAATCCGAAAATTACTTTGGTGAAGATATCTTAAAAGACTTAAAGATCTAATAGAAAGGAATATAATGAAATGTGGATGGATAAAGAAGGTTTCATGAAATGGATAGAAGAAGAACTACCGGAAAATTCTATTATAGAAATTCATAAAGAACTTTCATGGCCTGTGGAAAATGGTTGTTATCCCACTCAAAATATAGAAAACAGGTATAAGACAATAAAGTCATATACAATAGAAGAAAATTTAAACCTTAGAATAAAATATCCTCTTAGATAACATTATGAAATATAAAGAAAATGATATAATAACAATAGGTGGAAATAGAGATTTATATTCTAAAGAAATTGGTAGTGTTTCTTGGATAACACCTAATATGGATCTTTGGATAGGGAAAAAAATGACAATATGTGAAATAGATGATGATGATACATTTTATGTGAAAGAAAATCCTTGGTGGTGGGTGTTAAATGATATAACAAAAAAATATAATGTTACTATATTTGATGATATTATAAAGGATATGAAAATATAATGCTGGCAAGCGGAAGAACTAATAATCAAATAATAATAGCGCCTAAAAATAGTATATATTTATGGCCTAATACTAATTTAGAATATCCTGAAATGATAGCTGAAAAATATAATAGAAATGATATAATCTTTATGCATATTTATACGTTTTTTAGATATCATTATCATGAAAATATTAGATATATTGTTGCTGATCATTCATGTTCTTTAAATTTTGGGCAAATATATAAAATAATGTTTAACAATCAAATATATAAAGAGATAATGAAAACAGAACTTATATTAGATGCAAAGGAGTTTTTGAAAATATGAAAAAAATACTTATTATTTTATCTTTAATTTTTATTAGTGGATGTTATACGACTGCTTATATGCGACCTGTTGATACACCCGGCAGATATTATAAAAATATAAAACCAAAAGGTGGATATGTTGAAAGAGTAATATATAATTATCAACAGCCAAGCAGATGTTATTATATGGAAAGAGAACCCAAGAAAAAAACATACCATAATAATAAATCTATTTCATCAAACCGAAGATTATCCGATTCTTTATGGAACATAGATTTCGCTTATTGGCAATATAGTCGATATTTACGATATTATCAAAATCATTACTATAAATATAAACATATATTCGGTGATAATTAAGAGGAAGGGGTAAAGAATATAATGAGTGGAACAACCACAAATCAAATAATAAACGCACCTGAAAATAGTGTATATTTATGGATGAATGGTGATATAGCATATCCTAGAACAATAGCTATGAAATACAATAGAAATGATATAACTTTCATGTCTGTTTATATGTTTTTTAGATATCAATATCATGGAGGATATTGTAGATATATTGTTGCTGATCATAATTGTGTTTTAGATTTTGATCAAATAGAAAAAATATTTATAAATAATGAAAGATGTAAATGTAAAACAAAACTTATATTGGATTCAAAGGAATATTTAGTAATATGAACAATAAATCAATAATAATAATATTGATCATAATATGTTTTTTCAATTTTGGTTTAGGTTTTCATAACCTTCATATAAATAAAAAAATATATAGTGGTAATATGGAGTATAGGGAAAGTATTGTTCCTATGCAATACGTTTCTGCTAATATGATGTTATCTGCTTATACCAATGCTAAAAATGAAACCAATGAAGATAACACAAATACAGCTATTATGGAAAATCCTACTGTTGGATGGTCTTGTGCTGTTAGTAGAGATTATATGCATTGGCTTGGCGGCCGTGTATATATAAAAGGATATGGTGTGCGATATATTAATGATCTTATGAATGAAAGATATAAAAAGTCGATAGATGTTTATGTTGGTACTAAAAAAGAAGCAAAAAAAATCGGTAGAAAAAAAGATATAAAAGTTGTATTTTTAGGAAAATAATGAATATATTATTGATGAATTTTTCTATAATTTTTATTGTCTCTGTTACATTATTGATATTGGTTTCGGAAGTTTTTATACCGATTTTTTCATATTTGTTTAATAAAATAAAGAATATGTTTCGATAAATAATATATGGATAAATATTATGAAGATTATAGTAACGGGCATATTGATATTGATTCTTGTTTCAATAATTAAAATAATTTATGATGAATACAAAAAAAGAAAGAATTTTTAAATATTACAGATATTTAGTAGATAAAGAAGATTTTGGTGATGGTTTAGGAAATACTTGGTTGTTTCTAAAATCAATAGACGATGAAAGAGGATTATTTTTAAGAAAAATAGAACAATTAGATAAAAATAAATGGGAATGGGCTAAATATCCATCAATATTATATTGGAATAAAATGGTGAAAAAGGACGAAAAATAATAACATATGAAGATACTACCACATTGTATAATATCCGAAACAATTGAATTTTGAATAGATTTAGTGATTGAATTATAGGATATCAGGCAAATGAAGAAATAAAAAAATTGAAAATGGATATTAAAAAACTTAAAGGAGAGTAAATATGGATTTTGTAATAAGTTGTATATTTATTTTTTTAAAAGGTTCTTTAGGTTGTATGTTTTTAAGTTTTGGTATAGCGTTGTTTATGATTATAATTGCTATTATTGCAAATTTACTTGATAGAATAGGAGATTAGTTTAATATGATTTTTATTCCAGTCGCTTTTATTTTAAACATTTTACTTGTATTGATTTATATATGCGCCGGGATTTTTATTTATAAATGTATAGAATTGATATATTTATTCAAAACGAATTTTTATAATGAAAATTTTGAAATAGTAAAAGAATTTTATCATAATAGTGAAACATTTAAATCATTTTATGATAAAAAATTGTTTGATATAAAAGAAGGTAATTGGTTGATATGTAATTTGTTTGGAAAAGATAGAATTTTGATAGACATTATTGGGATAGATGATTTAAAAGAAAAGGAAAAAATTTTTAGTAAAATATCTAATGAACTTTCAAAAAATGGAAGCGATGTATATGTGGAGAAAAATGAAGAATGAAAAAACCCCTTACGGGGTTTTTTAGTGTTTTTTGAATATTTTTTTTATTTTCTTACTTATCCAAATATCCCAATCAAAACGAAAGGTTTTTGATAAAGATAAAATTTTTTTTTCTCTTATATCTTTTTCGGGTATGATGGTTTCTGGATCTATATTATATTCTCTAATATTTTTGTCTTTCATTATGGTTGTCTTTGAATTTTATCCATTTCACTCATTTCTTCTACTTTTTTTGATAACATTATATTTTTAATTTCTTCTATTTCTTTTGCCATGTAATTATATCTTTCTTCTTCAACTTGTTTTGGTTTTTTTACTTCTTCTTTTATTTCATCCAAATCAGCTTTTACATTAGTCAAATTTTTTACTTCATTTTGGGTTTTAACAACTTTATGAGCAACACCACCAACTGTAGTACCACCAAAAACAAGTATCATAATATTAAGAATTTCATTTATTTGTTGTTCTGTTAATAGTGGAGCGATAGCCGCCGTTGCTTCTGGATACATATAGCTTATAATATATCCAATAATAACCATTACAGAACCTACCATACCGATTATTGTTTTATAATTGTCTGTTTTTTTAGCTATCCAAAGTAAAATTGGTTTCAATAATAATGTTGAAATAATTTTGTTCATTTTTATCTCCCTTTGATATATTTATAATTTTTGTATTGTATTTATTATTTTTTAAATCAAAAAATCAAGTTTACTTTAAAGTAAACTTGATATATAATAAGAGAAAAAATTGTGAAAAAAGGAGAAATAATATGAAAAGCGAATTATCAGTACCCCAAAGAGAATGTGAAATTCCTGTAGAGATGAAATGTTTGTTTGATAATTTAGATAAATTACAAAATAGTCTCGATCATTTAATTGTTAGATTGTCTCCGGTTTTGAGAGAAGAAAATAGAGTAAATGAAAAAAAAGAAGAAATTGAAAAAATTTTGTATTCACAATATGGGAGGGAGTTAAAAGAAGTTAATACAAGATTGATTAATATTTCAGATCTTATCAATTATACGAGTAATTTACTTGAAATCTAAGGAGATAAAAGAATATGTTAACCGCACAAGAAGCTTATGAAAAATCAATAGAGTATAGAGAAGATGTTGTGGATGATATTTTTACGGAAATAGAAGATCAAATAGAAGAAGATATTGAAATGTTATCAACATCTTATAAATTTGAGGATAAAGAAGATTATGATCTTTATGCTAAAAAAATAGTAAGTGTTTTGACTGATGTTTACAGTTATGATGTTAAAATGGATGATAAAAATTGTTGTTTAGATATTTCATGGGATTTCATGAGTGAAAGAAAAGATTATCAAAAAGTTTGTGAGGGTTGTTTGAACTGTATGGTTAAAATGTATTATAAGGATACTGATGAGGACTTATAGAGAAATTTATAAGAATGCTTTAAATACAATAAAACAAAATGTTGAGAATAATATACATAGAAATATAAAAATCCAATTTGAAGATAGAAGCGAATATTATAAGAACGCTTTGGTATTAAAAAATCATTTAGAAAAAAACGGATATACCAATACGGTATATCCGTTTACCAAAGTTCTTATGGTTTATATATAAACTAATATATCGCTTTTATAATCTGGATTTATTATATAATATTCTTTGCATCGAAAAACAATTTCAAAAGACTTTCCACCATTATCTAAATGTTTATTAAGATTATTATTTTTGTAACTTGATATAATTGTTTCTAAAAGATTAGGATCTGGTGAATTGATAGTATCTTTTTCTTTTATATGAACATATAGATCTCTTATTTTTTCATTATAAATATAATCATATTGACCTATAGGAAAAAACAAGTGTGGTTCCCCAAAACCAAATGCTTGTTTTCTTTTATTTGTGCAAAAAACCCCTTCACTTCTAGCCTTCCATCCAAATTCTTTCATAAACAAATCATCAAGTCTTTTATGAGTATGTTCTGGTGTATTTAACGGTCTTCTATCTTGTCTTGATTTCTTCTTTTCATAAAAATCTATTTCTTGATAATAAACACCCCTGTATATAAAATCATCATTCTTTAAATTATTCTTAAATTCTCTTATAAATGGTTTACAATCTCTATTCAATACTTCTATTATTTCTTTTCTCTTATCTTCTATCAAATCATCATAATAGTATTCTTCTAATGTAATGTTCATAATATTATTTATTCCCTAAATGCTTATATTTTCCCCGCGCGAACCCATGCATATTATACAGCTAAAATAATATAGTGTAAACTAATTTTTTCTAAATAAAAAGTGAAGAAGGTTATATTTATAGTCAAAATTTATAAGATAATAAGAATTACATTTAAACATTGCTTCATTTCCGTGAGTAATTAATCCATTCAGGTTAACGTCTTTATATGTTCTTATCATTTCTTCCATTATTTCATCAACTTCTGCCGTTAAATTTTCGTATCTATTTTTTATAAAAGTATTATATGATATATTTGGAAACCATTTAAAATCTTTTGACATATATATTTCTTCTTCGCTTTCTTTGATTTTTTTAACCTTTTTCAAGTATTCTATGGCATTATGTTTTTTTGTAAGTCGTGTGTCTATATCTTTATACCACCAAGAACCGCCTATAGATTCTGGTTTTTTTAGCTTATCATATTCTATTTTGTTTTTATAATTATTTCCAAATCTTTGTATGTTTGTTCCGTTCAAAGTGAATTTTGTTTTATTAAATACAGCTAAATCCAAATCTTCATATAAATCTTCTATTTTGGGGGACCATAGATATTCATATTTACCTATAGGAATAAATATATATGGTAATCCATATGGTTTTATTTTTTCCATATTACTTGAAACAAACACCCCTTCACTTCTAGCCTTCCATCCAAAGTTTTCATTGAATTTATCATCTAATAATTTATGTATGTTTAATGGTGTATCTTTCGGTAATCTATCCTGTCTTGGTTTTATTTCTTCATAAAGTTTTATTTTTTTATTAACTGCTCTAAATAAAAGATTTTTACAATTACTTGATTTAAATTCTTTCAAAAACGGCTGGCATTTCTTGTTTATATCATTAAACATACCATGTAATTTGGATATTTCATCTTTTTCTATATATTCATATAATCTAGTCATTATTACATCCCAAATAGAATTTTTTCTAAATATTCTGTGTATTTTGTGTTTATCAAATAGTATTCTTTGCAACGAAACATTATTTCATGCTTGCTGTTTATTGCTGATTTCATTCCTTTTGTATTTTGATATGATTTTATTATATATTCTAATTCTTCTTCCATTTTTTCGTTATGTTCATCTTCTTTTTCTTTCATAAATTCTTCTAAAGACACATCTGGTTCCCATACTGCTTTATATTCATCAAATTCTTCACCATTATAAACCCATGTTCCTTCTCCATCCTCACCATATTGATCATTCCAATCACTTTCTAAACCCCAATCTTCAAATGGTAAAAATGTTTCATTATCCGTTTCCGCATATAAATCTTCTACATTGGGGTTCCATAAATATTCATATTTTCCTATTGGAACGAATATATATGGTTTTCCATAGTTATTCGTTCTTATGGGTTTTCTATGCCCTATAACAAAAACACCTTCGCTTCTTGCTTTCCATCCATAAAATTTTCTAAAATAATCATCCATCATATCATGAAGCCCTTGATATGTGTCTCTTGGTTTTCTGTTTTTTCGTGGTGTTTTTTTCCTTATATCAGGGATGCTTTCATCTGTTCCTCTATAAAGAAATTTGATTATATTGTTTTTTTCTATTTCTTTAAGATATGGTTGGCAATTTTTTTGTATCATATCACCAATTTGTGTTTTGATTTCTATTGTTTCTTTTAAATACTCATTAAATTTACTCATTATAATAATTCCTTTAAAAAATGATAGGATGGGTTTATAAGCAAATATTCCTTACAAGAAAACATAATTTCATGACCGCTTTCTATTGCTTTTTTTAATCCGTTTTTTTCATATGTTGATATGATATTATCTTTAATTTTTGCTTTTCTTTTTACTTTCCATTCTTCTCTTTTTTCTTTCCAATAGTCTTCTAATGATATTAAAGGAATCCATTTTACATCTCCTATTTTTATTTTACCATATTTAGATTTTAACATATCAATCAAGTCTTCATATTCTATATTACCTGAATATTCTTCTTCTTTCTTATATACCCATTTACCAAGTTTTGTTTTACCATGACCACTTCCTGCAAAACCAAACATTTCATTCCAATCTTCTCTGGCTTCATATTCATCAAATTCGCAATAATCACCCATGTTAATTTGAACATATAAATCTTCTACTAGCGGACTCCAAAGATATTTATATTTACCAATAGGAAAAAATATATGATGGTGCCCATATCCTTTTTGGCTTATTTTTGATTTATCTCCAATAGTAAAGACACCTTGACTTCTTGCGCGCCATCCAAATTTTTTCAAAAATAAATCATCCAGTAATTCATGTATTTCTTGTTTTGTGTCTTTTGGTTTTCTATCAGTTCTTGTTTTTTTCACTTCCCAATAGTCTAAACCATAGTTTACTCCTCTATAAAGAAAATCTTTTATGTTGTTTTGTCTCATTTCTTTAAGAAATGGCTGACAACTGGTTTGAATTATATCTAATAAAACTTCTTTGGTTTTATCAGATTGTGATTCTTCATTTAGATGTTTTATAAATCTTGTCATATTTAATTTCATCCTTTATGTATTGTTCTTTATCTATTATTTATAATATTTACATTTTTTATTATTTATGATATTATATCGCAAGTATATAATAATGGAAAGGAAATTTATGCAAACTTTTTTGCCTTATGAAAGTGTTGTAAAATCATTGAATATTCTTGATAACAAAAGGCTTAATAAGCAAAGATTAGAGGCTAAGCAAATACTAAATTGTTTAAAAGTTCCTAATAGATGGAAAAATCATCCTGCTGTGAAAATGTATAAGGGTTATGAGTTTTTTCTTTCATTGTATTATAATGAATCTATAAAAGCTTGGATAAATCGTGGGTTTAAAAATACAATGAAAATGATTGATTTAACTTATTTTAATAACCAAGATAAACCAAGTTGGTTGGGTGATGAACGATTGCATAAATCTCACAGGTGTAATCTTTTGAGAAAAGATTTTGATTATTATAGTAATTTTTTTGAAAAAGATCTTGATGTGAATGCTCCGTATTGGTGGCCAACTGGGCTTACAAACAAAAAAAATAATGATATAATGATAAAATATTGGAGGTGAAAGAATGAGTGGTTATGAATTTTCATTAGAAACCGTAAAACAGATATGGAATGATAGTACTGGTGATAGAATAGAAATAGGGCCTGATATGGATAGTTTAGGATTGTTTGAAATAAGGTCGTTTAATGAATCTAAGGTTATTGCAAGAATAGTATTTACATATGAAGAAGCCGCCTTAATTGTAAAGGCTATTAATGATTTGTTAGTGGAGAAGGAAAAGGGAATAGGATAATATATGTTTAAGAATTGCTTTTACAATACAAGAAGAAGTATGATTCATCTATGGGAACAAGTAGGTGGTAAGGATCTATATACTGAAATCCCTTGGACTCCTTATGTTTTTTTGAAAAGCCCAAAAGGTTCTGTAAAAACGCTTGATGGTATTCCTGTTGTTAAAAGAGATTTTGAAACATATAATGATTATTATAATTTTACTAAAGATAGATATGATATATTTGAAAACAAATCAAGGCCGGAAATTCAATTTTTGGCTGAAAGATATCATGGTATTCCAGATGATGATTTAGAAGTTCCTAATTTATTGGTTTATTATTTGGATATTGAAGTTGCGGTAGAATCCAGTGGTTTTCCGAAACCAGAAGATGCAAACGATCCAATTTCTCTTATTTCTATAAAAAATGGAAGAACAGGAAAAACTTATTCATTTGGATCAAAACCATATGCCGGTAGAATGAAGAATGTTAAGTTTCTTTATTGTAAGGATGAGTATTCACTTATAAAAGCGTTTCTTTCATTTTTTCATAAATTTGCTCCAGATGTTGTTTCTGGTTTTAATATATGGGGATTTGACTTACCTTATATTATAAATCGTTCAATAAAAATAGTAGGTGAAAACGAATATAACAAACTTTCACCAATTAATATAGTTAGAACATGGGAATCCAAGATGGATAAAACCATGAATATTGATATTGCTGGTGTTTGTATTCTTGATTATTATGATTTATATAGATGGTATTCTCCAAAGAAATTAGAGAGTTATACACTTGATTTTGTTTCAAAAACAGAGCTTGAAGAAGGTAAACTTGATTATTCAGAGTATAAAAACCTTAATGAGTTGTATAGAGAAAATTTTGACAAGTATGTAGAATACAATGTCATCGACTGTGAACGAGTAAATCAGTTGGAAACAAAACTTGGTTATATAAGTTTGGTTCAATCTCTTTCACTTTTAACCAAGTGTCCTATGAAGTATTACAATGCTATGACTCAATTGATAGAAGGCGCCCTTTTAACCCATTATAGAAGAAATGGTTTATGTGCTCCATTTTTTGAAGGTGGTACTCAAAAGGGTTTTGAAGCCGCTTATGTAAAAGAACCACAAAAAGGAATGTATAAGTGGGTTTCCGACCTTGATGTAACAAGTTCATATCCAAGCGCGATGATTTGCCTTAATATGTCAACAGAAACATATGTGGGTAGAATTGTTGGTATAACAGAGGATATGGTTATATATCATACACGAAATAATAACTTTCCACCATTCAATATGTATAAGATAAACGGGAATAGAGTAGAATTTAAAGACAGAATGCTAAAGAAATTCAATCTTATGGTGGAAAAGAAGATGGTTTCCATTGCTCCTTGTGGATCTGTGTTTAACAATACTAAAGAAGGTATTATAGTTAGGGTTCTTAGAAATTACTTTGATAAAAGAGCCGAAACCAAGAATAAAATGAAGGAGATAAAAAGAAAGAATCCTAAAGATAAGCGTGTTTCTCAATTATTTGCGAAACAGTGGAGTATTAAGATCATTCTTAATGCCGTATTCGGTATTACATCGGTTCCATATTCAAGATATTTCAATACAAATATTGCTGAGGCTATTACTTCTTGTGGACGACATACAATCAAGAAGGCGGAATATTTTGCAAATGAATGGTTGAATAAATTCGAATATACTGATAAGACCGATTATGTTTTATATATAGATACAGATTCAATATTTTTATATTTGGATAAGTTTTTGGGTTATATGTATAAAGAAAAATGGACAGAAGCAACGGAAAAAGAAAAAGTTGAAATTGTAAAAAATATTTCAAAAGAAATAGAGGGTTATGTAAATGATAGGATTTTTAATGATACTCAAAAACTTGATTATAATTCAGTAGTAGAAGATTTTAAGATAAAGTTGAAGCAAGAGATTATTGCAAAATCAGCCCTTTTCATCAAGAAGAAAAAATATGCTTATCATTGTATTGATGAAGAAGGTGTGCCTGTAGATAAGATATCCGTAACCGGGCTTGAGATTGTCCGCTCCGATAGTGCAGAGGCTATAAGAATCAAACTTAGAATTATTATGGATATGATTTTAAAGGATGCTGATGAAAAGGATATTGTAAAGAAAATAAACCAATATAGGAAGGAGTTGAAAAAAGTACCACCGGAAGAAATAGCCGCAAATATTGGAATAAACAATCTTTCAAAATATATAGTAGATGGAAAACCAATAAAAGCAACACCCTGGCATGTCAAGGGTGCGGCTAATTATTATTATCTTTTGAAAGAGTTGGGTATAGAAAACTCTTATGAGGATATTCATGAATCTATGAAGGCTAAGGTGTTATATATAAAGGAAAATCCATATAACATAGAAACTATTACATTTTATAGGTGGCCTAGAGAGTTTGATAAAATAGTGGATATTGATTATAATAAGATGATAGACAAGTTTTTTGTAAAGAAGATAGAATTTCTTCTTGAGCCAATGGGTAAGAGTCATTTGTTGAAAGATAACATGGGTATAGGAAATCCATTTTTTAAGTAAAGGAGAAAAATATGAATATATCTGAGGAAAGAATAAGAGAAGATTTATCTGATTTATTGAACGAATGTCTTGAATCTTATAACCAAGAAAATACTTTTGAAATAGTCAGTGTTGATATGAAGAACAAAAAGGTTTTAATAGAATTTGATTTTGTGATAGTAGAAGATGATGATTATATAGGATTTGCTGGTTATTAATTATAAAGGAGAAAAATATGTGGCCATTTAAAAAGACAAAAGAAGTCATTGATCTTGAAAAAGATCTTGATGAAAAATGTTCACCATCATATAGCCAAGAAGCTGAGGATAGGAAAAAATATAAGTATATACATTATTTAAGATTTATTTTTAAAGATCATTCTATTAATTTTACGATAACGTTAATAACAAATTCTGGTGAAAATAAATTTACTGATTTTTATAAATGGTATTTTGGAAGACCACAAAGCGATTTTTTTGTATCACAGACTTATGATGGTAGAGTTCGTAAAAACGTATTGATTAAAAGAGCAGATATTGTAACATTTTGGTATGAGGTTCATAAAAATTTTTAAACAAAAAAACCCCCTAAAATGGGGGTTTTTTGTTTACTTCTTTGTTGTGTTGAAAGCACCAACATTATTAGCAAAAGCAACTATCATATTGATGATTTGTTCTAGTGGTCCCCACATATCATTAATAGTCGAATATGAGTGTGTCAAAATGTTTTTTACTAATTGTAGCTTGCTTTCTCCGATACCGGTTTGTGGAAATGCTTCTTCTACAGCCGCGATGATTTTAATAAGACCAGGAATTAGATTAACAATTGCTAGAAATACTTGCATAATATTTCACCCCCAATAGTTTTTATATTTGTTGTTATTTATGTTTTTAAAATTATTTTTTATTTTTCTGGTAAACTCTTTGGAAATTTTTTCTTTTTTATATCTTGTTTTATTTCTTTTTCCGTTTTATCAGCACCTCTCCACATTGGGCTGTCATATTGAGCATCTTTTATCGCGGCACAAAATCCTTTGGCTTTTTCTTCATCGAATCCTTCTTTACTTTTCATTTTCATAACACAGGCTTCAAAAAATCCTTTTTCGTCCGGCATTTTACCTATTGTTTTACCAAATTTTTCTAAGGATTTTTTTGTCCATCCTTTTGTTTGTATAGGGGCTTCGTTTAATAAATAATCTTTTAGTTTCATGATACATTCTCCGCAAATGTTTTAGCAACTTCTTCAGCTTGTTTATTTGTTTTTATTATAAAATCTGGCTCATATTTACCATTATCAAAATCAAGAGAACCATCTGAAAGTTTTGGGTAAGTTACCCTTTTACCTAAATTATCACCCTTTATTTCATCACCAACTTTGAAACCATATATGGCTCTATGACTCCATCCATAACATTTTCCATTTTTTGACCATCCCCAATTTTTACCAGGTGATTTACTTGTGTCTATTTCTAACCAATCTTGAAATCTTACTTTCAAACTACCATCAGCATATTTTGGTATATTATCAAAGGATCTTTTTTCTGGTGGTATATTTGTTTCTATATATCTTGTTTTTCTAAACGTTTTGATTCTATTTGTTTTTGGGTTTAGTTTTTTGTATTTTTCTCTATTTTTCATGGGAACAGAAAATCCTTCTTCTATCATCTCTATTCTATAAACATTTTCAAGATATTGTTTAAATTTCATTTTATCTTCTATTTTCCTTTGGTTTTTTATAAACTTCACCGCCACAAACAGGGCATTTAAATTTTCCATTTTTTAGTTTTATTGGTTCATCACCTGTCCAATAACAGTTTTTATTATTACCCCCACCAGCGCGCAATAATATGGATATTTTGTTATCAATCCTTCTTTTAATATCTTGTCTATTTTTTCTATAATATTCATCATTTTCTCCTAAACATGCTTTTGTAATTCTTTAACAATATCAACCATTATTCCTTTCATTACATCAACATATCCACGACCTAAGAAGTTTAGGTTTGTTAAGTTTGTTATGGCTTTATGACCGCCACTTTGGCTCATTATAACATCCCAAACACTCAATTCAACTTTGTCCAATATTGCCTTTTGTTTTCTTGATAGATCTTTGTAATGTTTGTTTGTTATATCTTTTACTATATCAACCCATCTTCCTGTTTCATCAAGTTTTATTCCTTGTACTTGAGTTGGTTTGAATGTATTGATTAAATCATCAAAAGTAAAACCAACAGCACCTTCAAGCCCTTTTTTTTCTATGTCACTTTCATACATTCGTTTTAATGTTCCTAAAGAAACCATTTGGTTTCTTAGCTTGGATTCATATTTTTTCATTACTTTACCCATTACCAATTCACCTAAATGAATAGAAAGTTCACCTTTTTTGAAAGGGTTTTTGCTAACTTGAATCAATCCTGGTGGCCATCCTATACATAAAAATTGAGCATCTGGATGGTTTTTGAAAACAGTATATCTATCATATTGTTTTCCTTTACCCATGGCACCACCACCATATTGAACAACAATACCATTGATAAACATTGAATCACCGTTTTTAAGATTTTTTATATCATTAATTGTTCCACCTTTAATTATTTTACCTTTTTGTGTTTCATTATAAGCTGCTTGATTTCTTTCAACTTCTTCTGGTGGTGAGTATCCATTTTTCTTGGCTAGTTTTTTTATGTTATTATACATGGATATAAGAGAGGGTTTTGCTGTCATAACCAAATCACTTAGAAAATTTGGTTTATTTTTATAAGCCAAAAGAAGTTTGTTTGTTACCAATCCCATTGCTCTATGATTTTTCTCTACATTAAGTTCTGGATTAACATTAAAAGCGGCTCTCATAATATCATCTGGTTTTAATCCCTGAGAAGCAAAATCCGCGGAATCTACTGTAGATATTATTTTCAAATCTTCTTGAGGAAATATATCTCTTGGTGAAATTATCATAGAAATATGGGTAGCATTTGATGGTGCCTTGACAAAAGATACTGACATATCTTTTGTAGCTCCTAAGTGTTCAGAATCATGATGATCCGTCCATATATGGAATATTGGCTTAGCATGGGCATAATCAACACAATAAACCAATACACCCTCCGGTGGGGCCTTTACAGCAAATTCCATTTGCCCATATTGAATAGGAATAGCGTCAATTGTTTTTATTCCATATTGATATAAATAATTTTTCATGCCAAGCGCTGAGGTAACGCCGTCTAAATCTATGTGAAAATAGCATACTGCTTTTTTGAAATGTTTTGCCCAATTGCGAACATTTCTTATGCCACTTTCACATAGAACCTTTGTGCCCTCCTTTTCAAAAAGATTTAATTTTTCTGTTATATTCACTTAATAATTCCTCCTTTGATATTTATTGTTTTTTAGTATATAAAGATTAAACATCTATTTTTTTAAAGAAAAATTCCATCCATTTTTTGTTATTTACCTTTTTATATATCTTAAAGTTTGGAAATCTTTTTTCCACCCAAGGTATCATTTTTGTATAAAGTGATTTTAGCTTATCTTCTTCTGTTTTAAAAATAATACCATTAACATTTTTTACATCTAACATTTTTTCTAAACATCGAAAAACACCAGCAAATATTTCACCTGTATACCATTTTTCTTTTTTTATATCAAATATATTCATAATTCCTTTTGAATAAAATTCTATACTATATATATCCTCATTATTTAATTTAATAGCATGGAATATCCAATCATTATTGGCTGCACTAAAATATGCTCTAAATTCTTTATTTGAATATGTAGCTTTCAATTCAACATCAGCATCAAATATTTCTTGTAATATTTTAAAATTATGCATTTGATTCTGATGTTTCCAGCTTGTTATAATTTCAGTTTCAAATAATTCTTCTATATAATCTTGAAGTTTAGTCATTTTATATACTTTCTTCTATGCTATTGATTTCTAAATCTTTTCCTATAGAAACTTTCCATTTTTTACCACATGAATTACATTTGAAAAAAGCAATGTATTCTCTACTAGAAACAAAATATCCAACATAGTGATTTAATTCATCTGATCCACATTTGGGACATTTCAAATTTTCTATTGATTTACTTTCTTCTATATTAATATTTTGATATAATTCATCCAAAATATCTTCAAACATTATTTATTTCTTCCAACAAGAAAACTTCTTATTCCCATTCCATCGCCAGATCCTTTTTTTACACACTTGCCCTTTTCGGGGCACCATATATAACCTTCCGGGCATTCTTCGTCTTTGTTTATGATATCTATAGCGCCTTTTGATGTATTGACCTCAACATCAGCAGTTGTTGTTTCTTCTATATACTTGTTAAATTTCATTTATCCCCCAAAATATTTGATCAAGGCTTCAAAAACTTTTATTATACCATATAAAGATGTTATTAAACCAATAGAACCAATTATCATGGTTGTTCTTGATTTTATAGCTTTTATAAAAGCAAAGACTTCATTTAATTTTTTAACAAAACCACCTATTTCTTCTATATCTCTTTCTGAATACTCCATTTTTTTCAAATTTTCTATATAACAAACAAGTTTTGCTACTTCATCTCTCGTATCGTTTATTTTACCAATATTATCAATGTGGTGAAATAATATATCCTCGTTTATACCTATAACATCTGTTATTTCTTTCAATTGTTCTTTGATTTTTTCTGATGTTGCTTCTAATACTTTTAATCTTTCAATATATTCACCCTTATTTTTTGTAATCAACTCTTTTAATTCTTGTTTAGTCGGTTTAGATTCTGATGAAATATATGTTGATAAAAAACCAGACAATTTTTCTATTTGACTAGACATTTTCTCGTGAGATTCTTTCAATTGATCAAACAATTTAATTACCAAATCTACGTTGATTGCATCTGACATTATATTTCCATTCCTATTTTATCAAAATTTTGATGTATTTTTATATCTTTTTCTTTTATTTCTTTGTTCCACTCTATGATTCTTTTATTTATTTCTTCTTCTAATTTCTTTTTTGTTAAAACATCATTGGTTACATCATACCATAATGAAATAAAAACGCTATTACCATTGTCTTTAACTATGTTTGGTATAAGATCTACCCATATATCTTTTTCTTCTTTCGTTCTAAATTTGATTTCTTTATATATTTTTTTATTGCTGATGAAAATAGAATTAAACATTTCTTTATATTCTATGATTTTGTTTTCTGGCCACCAGGGATAAGGCGGTAGTCTTCCAAAAACGTCTTCTTCACAAAATCCAGTTATTTCTTCAAACGCAGTATTGACGTAATATATTCTTTTATCCATTGTTGTAACAATAATTGGTATAGGTATATTGTTTAAAAGGTTTTCTGCAAAAACTTTTGAATTTTTGATTACACAACCAATTTTATCGTTCATTATAACCTTTTCCTTTATTTGATTAATTTTAAGCTACCGTTTTCTTTTACTAAATTTAATTTATATATTCACATTTATACCCTTTATGTGATTTTTGTTTTCCATTAGCGGTTCTTTGCATAGCACCAAAATCCAATTTTTCTTTTTCAAATGTATTACAAAAATTTCTTAAGATATAAACTATTATTTCTTCTTCATTTGGAAATATTATTTTCCACTTTTTTGATAATGGATTTTTCTTACCAACCATATTTTTTCTTATTTTGCTAAATTTTTTTATTGTTTCATCTGAAAATGTTCTGTTTTTTGCTTTTTCGCTTATTTTTCTTTTTGTTTCTTCTGTATGTTTTTTACCGATCCAAGGATGTTTTTTATTTTTCCATCTGTCTATTAATTTTTGTCTTATAAATTCTTTATTTGGATTATTTGTGAAATTATCACCACCGCTTCCGCCAAATGATATGTTATATCCGTTTTCTAATTTATGGCTTTTATATTGTTTTATATAATGAAATTCCATTTCATTCAATTCTTCCGCTGAATTACATTTTTCTATAATTTTCCATTCAAAATCTTCTTTATTATATTTTTTAAGAGCGTTGTGAAAATAGTAATTATCATATCTCATTGCGTTATAATGGGCTCTTTTTCTTTGAATTAAAGTTTTAGTTGTTTGTCCTATATAGGATTTCCCGTTTATTTTATTTGTGACTTTATATATTATCATTTTATTCTTTTCAATGTTCCGTTTTCCATAACTTGTAGAGCATAAAACTCTATGGGTTTTATACTTTCATTATCATCTACTATTTTATGAATTGTTTTTACTTTTTGAATAATGGATTTTGATATGTTTTTTTCTATTTTTAAAAATTGTTTTAAATTATCTAAATTGTCATCCACGATCCTAACGCGGCGATATTCACCAGTGTTTATATAACTCATAATAACTTTTTCTTTGGAATCCGCTATAGATTTTGGCATACCATATGCTCGTATTATGTTTTTATATATTGCAGGGTTGGCTCCAAAGTTACCTACTCTCTCGACGTATATTGAGTCAATAGGTATGCCAATCTTTCTAAACGTATCCAAGAAAGTTTCTTTATCATCGAAGTCAGATCTAGCTGTTAATAATATTACTTTAGATCCTCTTTTGTCAATATTTTGAAACATTCTTTTTATTCTATTTATAGTTTTTCCAATCGGTATTGAAGTTTCATTAAATATTTTAGCATTTTCAAATTCACGAAAATCAAATTCTTCATCGTCTTTTAATTTATATGTATTAAATTCTTGATTGCTTAGTTTTAGTTTTATTTCTTTTGTTTCTTTATCAATAACGTATATTTTTGCAAAGGTACGGAATATTGTTTCATCAATATCTATAAACGTTATACCTTTACCATAAATAGAACTAAGCTCATTAATGAAATTTTTATATCTACTCATTAAACCTCCAATCTTTTCCTTGACATTTATACTCCTTTGATATGTTTTCTTTAGCCTATAAATGTTGTAAATTTTTTAAATCCCAATATTTTTTAATTTCATAATTTATTTATATTACCTTAAATTATTTTTCATGTTAGTATTATTTATAAAAAATATAATAAATAATAAATAAGAGTGTTAGAAATATAAATATATATGTTGGGAGAAAAGTATATTATGAAATTTGAATCTTATTTGAATGAATCATTCAATAAAAATAAGTTTATAGATGCTTTGAAGAAGATATCAAGATATCCATTTGATAGAGTTAAAAAAATGTTCAAAAGTTCTTGGGAGGAATTTCTTGATATAATTAGAAAACAAGGTATAGAAGATGATGTTTTGAAAATTTTGAATAGAAATTTTGGAACACATTATGGGTCACTTCAATCAATACCTTTGAATGAATCGGTTCTTTTGAATGAGGATTTCAAACATTATTGGGAGTTTATAAAAGATCAAGCATTTCCAGCTTTGTCTTTTTGGCCTATGTTACAGGTATGGCTTGATATTGATAAAATTTTAAGAGGATCTAGTGTTGATATGTCTGTTACATCTGTATATGCTGTTATGTGGTTTTCTTTAGTTTCTGGTAAATTTATTGGTGCGTGGAATCAATGGAAAAGGAATAATCCCGATCAATGGGAAAAAGAAGGTTCGTCAAAAAACCCATTTAAAATTAAAAAGGATTAGTTATGAAAATTTGTTGGGATAATTTGAATGATATTAGATATAATATTAAAACCCAAAAATGGTATAAAGGTATTGGAAATACAACGTATTTTTATATTGAAGAATGTATAACTTGTAAAGAGCCTTATTTATCACAAAACCCAAAGTCTAAATATTGCTCTAATAAATGTCATAATTCTCATTCTAATCCATTTAAAAAATGTTCTGAAGAACATAAAAAAATTATTAGCAATAGTATGAAAAAATTTTATAGTAATTCAAGTAATCATCCTCCGTCATGGAAAGGTGGATATGCTATTAAAAAAATTCCAACATATGATACATATTCATTAAAGTTAGATAAATATGAAAGTATAAGAAGAAATGAAAAAGATGATAATATTCTTGAAGTTAAATGTGCTTATTGTGGAAAATGGTTTATTCCAACTTGTCAAAATATAGTTGATAGAATAAGGTTTATAGATGGTAAAAGTAGTTGGGAAGGAAGATTTTATTGTTCAAAAGAATGTAAAAAAGAGTGTCCTATTCATGGTCAAGTAAAATTTCCTAAAAATTTTAAAAGTGCTACTTCAAGAGAAGTTCAGCCGGAATTAAGACAACAAGTATTAGAAAGAGATAAATGGGAATGTCAAATATGTGGAAGTAATAAAAGTTTGCATTGCCATCATATAGATCCTGTTATTTCTAATCCAATAGAATCCGCTGATATTGATAATTGTATAACTCTTTGTAAAGATTGCCATAAAAAAGTTCATAAATTACCTAAATGTGGTTTATCTGATTTAAGGAAATGTATATAAATGGATATTATTAAAAAAATTGATAGATATTTAAATGAAAGTTTGGAGATTAATGAAGTGTTTAAAAACAAAGAAGGCGCATTAAAATATATTAAAAGTATAAAGAATAAAGAAAAAAAACTTTATGCTGAATATTATATGGCGTATCTTCTTGGTAAAGGTAGAAAACCAGATCCAAATAGTTTTAAATTAGGTTATATGGGTGCTCAGGCTGTTAGAATTGAATTAGTTGATTTTGCTAGAAAATAATAAAGGAGATAATAAACAATGGATATTATTAAAAAAATTGATAGATTTTTGGTTAATGAAGAATTTATTGATCCAGATGAAATACTTGATATTATTCTTGCTAAAAAAAAGACTTTTTGGGATAAAGTTAGTATTCATATTAAAGGGGATCAGGATGTGGTTGAAATTAACCCATTTTATTTTGATTATGAAAATATATCAAAAAAGCTTATGAAAAGAGGGCTAACAAAAAACGAAATCGGTGAAGTTAGAAGTATTTTTGTTGAAGCTTACGCTAAAGCTTTAGACGAAGTTATGAAAAAATATAAATATTCATATGAACTTACAGGAAAGGATGATATACGAAAAGATAATTTTCAATTATATAATTTGCCGTATGATATGAAAGTAAGAAAAGAGGTTATTGATAAAACGATTTTTTATTTTAATAAGTTTTGGATTAGATATTTGAGGGCTGGATGGAAGATGAAAAAAGGTGGTGTAAAATAATAAAGGAGATAATAAACAATGGATATTATTAAAAAAATTGATAGATTTTTGGTTAATGAAGAAAGCTATGAAGAATTTTTCAAAAAGAAGTTGAAGGAATGGAATATTAGTTCACCAGCAGAATTGTCTGATGAAGACAAAAAGAAGTTTTTTGAACAAATAAAGACTGAATGGAAGTAAATTGAAATGATAGAAGATAAAATTGATTTATTATTAGAGGCTTCTAAAATAGATGATAGAATAAGGAATAGATATAAATTTAAAAATCTTCCCTTATCTAATCTGATAGAGTTTTTTTCTTTGTTAGATACAGAAGAAGAAAAAGAGGAATTTTTGTCTTCAATAAATCAAGAATCTTCTGATGAATTGAGAAAAATGATAGATGGGGGTTTGTTATAAATGGATGATATTGTTGATAAAATAGATGGTTTTATTTCTAACAATAGAATTTTGATTGATGAAATATCACTTGATGAAAAATTTTTTGATGATGTAATGGAACTTGTTTTGAGTCTTGAACCGGAACAATTAAATGAAGAACAAACAGAAAAAATGGTTTATATATTAGAAAATATGAATTTTGAAGAAGAAGATGAATTAGAAGAACTAAGAAAAGCCACAAAATCTACATCACAAGAAAAACAATACTATAAACAATATGCTAGAAAAAATAGAATGAAAATAAAACTCAAAAGAGATAAATTTAAGAAAAGCGCAGAGGGTAAAAGAAGATCTGTCTTAAAAAATAAAATGGCTAAAAGTGGTAAAACACCAACAGGTCGTAAAAAGGTACAATACCATAAATAATGTTTATAAAGAAAAAGATAAATAAGAATGTGGGTCAATTTATTCCAAGAAATCCAAACAAGTATGTTGGTAAATATCCAATAATAGTAAGGTCTTCTTGGGAAAGAAAAATGTGTCAATGGTTAGATGTTAATTCAAATGTAATACAATGGTCAAGTGAATCTCATTGTATAAATTATTTTGATCCTGTTATGGAAAAAAGAAGAAGATATTATCCTGATTTTTTTGCTATTTTTAGAACAAAAGATGGTGGCCAACGAAAATATCTTATAGAAG